AATGAAGAATGAATTGGAAAAAAAATGAATAAAGGAGATGTTTTTTATTTAGATTTTTATGAGCAAAAAATTGTAGAATTTGTCGCTAATTTAAGACAGAAAAACAAAGAACAAACTGGGTGGGATGGTTTCAGAACAGTAAATGAAAAATCAGATGTTGATTTAAATATAGTAGGATTTGGGGCTGAATTTATTTTTTGCAGAGAATTTAACTTATATCCAGATTTTAAAATTTATAATACAAGCAAAGTAAAAGGAACTGATCAATATGATGCAGTTTTGAACAATAAAACAGTAGATATAAAAGTTAATAGAAACCCCAACAACCCTTTAATGATTCCAGAATATGCAAAATCAAATTGTGATCTTTTTGCTTTATTTAGTTGCAAATACCCTAAATATAGATTTGAGGGATTAGCTACTAATTCCATGATATTTAAAAAATCTAATCTTAGAATGACTAGGGTTATGGCGTATGTTTTAAAAAAATCTGAATTAATAAATATAAATAATTTTTATTTATAAAATATTTTTTTAATTTTAATAATAATTTATGAATCATTTAGAAGCTCTTTACAATTTGGGAATAAGAACAAAGAAACAATCAGGCAAAACAAAAACAGTTTGTCCGAAATGCTCAGAATCCAGGAAAAATAAAAAAGATCCATGCTTAGCAGTTGATATAAATGAGGGCTTATATAATTGCCATCATTGTGGATGGTCTGGATCAGTAAAATTTAGAAAAAAAGCAGAGTACATTTTACCACCGCCTAAAATTAATACAAATTTATCAAAAGGTATAATTGATTGGTTTAATAAAAGAGGCATAACTGAACCGACTTTGTCACATTATAAAGTAAGCGAATCAATTGAATATATGCCTCAAAAAAGATCAAAGAAAAGGTGTATAAATTTTAATTATTACAGAGATAACAAACTTGTAAATGTAAAATATAGAGATGCGGAAAAAAACTTTAAACTTGTATCTGGCGCTGAATTAATATTTTATGGCTTAAATAATATCAAGGATCTTGACAGATGTTATATTGTTGAGGGTGAAATGGATGCCTTAAGTTTACATGAAGCTGGTTTATATAGCGTTGTATCAGTCCCAAATGGCGCAAGCAAAGGAAATCAAAAACTTGAATATTTAGATAATTGTTACAATTATTTTAAAGAGAAAAAAGAAATAATATTATGTACAGATAATGATGAAGCTGGTTTGCAGTTAAGAAACGAACTTGCAAGAAGATTTGGAACTTATAGATGTAAGTATGTTGATTTTGTAGATTTTAAAGATGCAAATGAAATACTAATTGAAAAAGGTGCGGAATATTTGAGAAATATAATTAAAGAAGCAAAAAACTTTCCAATACAAGGTATTATAAATATTAATAATATTTGGCAAAACGTTTTAAATTATAATGAAAACGGAGTAGAAAACTTTTCAATTGGTCTTGATGGAAGTGATGAATATTTTAAAATGAGTTTTGGTGAATGGTCAGTTGTAAGCGGTATCCCTAATTCTGGTAAATCAGATGTATTGGATCAAGTTCTTTGTAATATTGCAGTTAAACATGATTTTAGATGCGCAATGTTTAGTCCGGAAAGTTTTCCATATGAGGGTCACATTAAAAGAATTGCTAATAAATTAAAATCAAAAAATTGTAATAATGAAGATCTTAATGAGGTAAAAGATTTTATTGAAGAACATTTTTATTGGATAAAAATAGATCTTGAAAATTTAACTTTGAAATCAATATTAGATGCATTTAAACAATTAGTATTTCAAAAAGGAATTAATGTTTGCGTAATAGACCCCTGGAATATGTTGGACCATTCAGCTCAAAGGGATCACAGTTATATTGGTAAAACATTAAGCCAATTGACACAGTTTTGTCAACAAACAAAAACACATTTATTTTTAGTAGCGCATCCTAGAAAAATAGAATCAGAAGGTGGGCAATATAAAAAACCTACTCTTTATGATATTTCTGGTAGTGCAGATTTTTTTAATAAAGCATATAATGGTTTAATTGTATATCGAAACATTGGACAAAAAACTTCTTATGGATCAGATTCAGTGAATATATATGTTGAGAAAGTTAAAAGAAAAGAAAACGGACAGCTAGGGTCTTTTGAAATAGCGCCAGATTTTAAAAATGGCGGTGTTTATAAAGTAGTTAGAGAATCAGACAAAAAATTTGAAATTATAAAAGATAACGACATACCATTTTAAAAATGAAAATTTTAAATCTTTATGCTTGTTTAGGGGGTAATCGATATAAGTGGGGTGATGATCACGAAATAACAGCTGTTGAATGGGATGAAGAACTTGCGAAATTATATCAAGAAAGATTCCCAAAAGACAAAGTAATTGTTTCAGATGCGCATGAATATTTGTTAAATCATTATAAGGATTTTGACTTTATATGGAGTTCACCGCCATGTCCATCACATAGCAGAGCCAGGGGGTGGAACACTAAGTTAGAAACTAAATATCCAGATATGAAATTGTATGAAGAAATTATTTTGTTAGAAACTGTGGCAAAAGGTAAAAACCCAAGATTTAAAGGCAAGTATGTAGTTGAAAACGTAATACCATATTATCAACCTTTAATATATGCGCAAAAAAGGAATAGACATTTATATTGGACTAATTTTAATTTGCCTAATGTTTTAAGCGAAAGAAAAAATCCGGAACTTGGACATGTTAAAAAAGAATTAAATGAATTATGTGCTTTTCACGATTATGATTTTAGAAAATATAAAGGAAAACAAAGCGTTGTAAAAATAGCAAGAAATTTAGTTGATTATGTAGCTGGCAAAACAATATTAGATACTGCAATGGGCATAATGTCGAAATCGAATACAAAACAAACACAATTATTTTAATTATGACACAATCTCAATTATGCATTTTAAAAAAAATGTTAAATAGACATGCATCTCAAATAATGCAAGAGAAACAACCAGAGTACACTAATAAGGATAAAGACGTTTTAATTAATTTCAAAAAAACAGCAAAATCCTTAAATCTTAAACCTACTGAAGTTTGGGCTGTATTTTTTCATAAACATATACAAGCAATTATGTCTCATGCAAATGATCCAAAAATGCATCAAGCTGAACCAATTGAAAGCAGATACGCAGATGCAATAAATTATTTATATTTAGGATTTGCACTTTTAAAAGAGAATGATGCAGAGTGAATGTATATTTAAAAGAACAATCGTGGTGTTTTGAAAATAATATAAAGATTTATATTAAGCCAATAAAAGGGAAAAAATCATGTTATATAGAAATAAATGATAATGGCAAATTAATAAGATCCCCAAAAATATATAATTCTCAATTTGAGGCAAATAAAAAAATCTGGGAATTATACTTATATTTGTATAACGCAAACAATCAATCATGAAAGTTGTTGATATAAAATCAATTAAGGAAAACAAAGAGAATCCAAGGTTTATAACTGAATCAAAATTTAAAAAGTTAGTAAAATCAATCAAAGAATTTCCTGACATGCTGAATATTAGACCATTAGTTGTTGATGAAAATATGGTGGTTTTAGGTGGCAACATGAGATTAAAAGCAATGAAAGAAGCCGGATTTGAAAAGGCCAAAATAATACAAGTTAAGGACTGGACAGAAAAGCAAAAACAAGAATTTGTGATAAAAGACAATGTTGGGTTCGGACAGTGGGATTGGGAATTGCTTGCCAATGATTGGACAGATCAAGATTTGGATGACTGGGGTTTAGACATTCCAGAGATGTTAGATGTGGATGATTTAGATACTGCTTTTGATTTGCCAGATGGAGACAAAGAACCTTATCAAAAGAAGTCATTTGTTTTATCAGATGAACAAGCAGAACAAATTGATTTAAAAATAAGTGAAGTAAAAAAATCTATTGAGTTTAAATACGTTGAAACTTTTGGTAATGAAAATTCAAACGGTAATGCTTTATATTTTTTAGTAATGCAATGGGGAGAGCAAAAGAAATAATTGTAAAAATTATACCATCCAAGATAGCAAATGAATTTGTAAAAAAAAATCACTATTCTGGTAAAATAGTATCTATGTCGCAACTGCATTTTGGATGTTTTTTAGATAAAAAATTACATGGCGTTATGTCTTTTGGCCCACCAATGGATAAAAGAAATGTGTTAAATCTTGTAGAAACAGAAAACAAAGGCATAAATAAAAAATGGAATGAGATGCTTGAATTAAATAGAATGGCGTTTGATGATTATTTGCCAAAAAACTCTGAAAGCAGATGTATATCAATAGCAATTAGATTGATGAAAAAAAATGCCCCACATATAAAATGGATTCTATCTTATTCGGATGCAACGCAGTGCGGTGATGGAACAATTTACAGAGCTTCTGGTTTCTTTTTGACTAATATTAATAAAAACGGCACTATTTATAAATTAGCATCTGGAGAAGTGGTTGCAAAAAGAGGAGACAGTAAATATGATTTTAAAGGATCTGAAAAGTTGAAAGGATTTCAAAACAGATATATATATTTAATTGATAAAAAAGCACAGCTGAATTGTAAAAAATTAGATTTTTCAGAAATAGATAAAAAAGGGGCTGGAATGTATAAAGGGCAAAAAATAACCCTAGAAAAAAGAAAAATGCGGTAGTAGTGTAATAGTAGCACATCTGGTATCCAATCAGAAAGTGAGGTGCAAATCTATCCTACCGCTCA